TGCCCAGCAAACAGCCAGTTTGGTTTTTATTATTTAAAGATTTTATGGTGGGAAAAGTAGCAACACGGAGAGAGAAGGGTCAAAGTCCAAGGAACGCCATTGCGCCTGAGAGAACATCGGAGACGATGGTTCCAGCTTTCGCTTCAATAGCCTTACCAGCACGCTCAATCGGTCCTTCAAAGATAGAAGGCATGCCAGAGTGTACAATTGCTTGCACAGTCGTGGCGACTGGGTTGGCGGGTTTGGCAGGCGGCGAGAGTTGGGCATAACCACCGGTACCACCGGGGTTCTCATTAAGCACACATTCAACATTCATGTAAACTTCCGCGATGAGGCAAGGTGTGGCAGAAGCAGTGGGACCACCGACAATTTCAACAGAAAGGCCCGTCCAATCGAAATCAGCCATGTTGCTAACAACTAAGCTAATCGGTTTGAACGAGTGTGCGGTGGAACCAGTAGGCTTACTGATCCAAGCGGTCTCAAATCCAGAAGTCAATGGTCGAATGGAATTCTCAACATAATTAGTGCGTCCTTGTGATTGGACGTTACCAACTACGGAATTCGTGGTAGTTCCGATGATGACATAGCCACTGGCGGCAGTGGCTGACAGAATACTAACTAAGCGGACGCCAAAACTGACCAGACGAACTTCACCAGCATTAGCGGAAACAAAGGCAGAACTGGCAAAAGCAGTCCAGGTGGCGGGCGTGGTAAAGCTCGGAGCAGCGTAAGTACTAACTCCGTACCCATAGACACCATTTCCAGGAACGAAATTAACCCTGGCACGACCGGTCGTAAGGATCGTGTCGATTGAGATAGTTTCGCGGATTTGGTATGCGATGGATTGAGAACCCAGTCCGTCTGGACGTTTTGCTCCCTTTGCATGGATGCAGAAGGGATCAAGAATGGAACACGAGGCGTGGGTGTGTGCCATCTTGGTTCGAGCCTGTCCGGTAACGGCAGTGCTTCGACTGGAGATGACCCTGGGGACAGCCTGTCCCGTAACTGTAGTAGTACGCGGGACAGGCTTGCCCTTGGGCTTGGCCTTAGCTTTCTTCGACACATTCTTCATCTTCGTGGTTGTGTAGGAAAACCAGTAAATTAGTTCGCTTATCAGGGGTAATGTCAAAGTTTCAATGAAACGAACGGGGGGGTCTCCACAAACCTCCCCCGACAGCCCCTATCAGGTGATTAATCCGACTACACATCTTCGTCCACATCTCTCATAAACTTCACCTTCGATAAATCGATCTCCGCAATAGAATTGGAGGGAGGTGAAACGCCTGCCGGGCGCATCTTCTTCTTCTTCGGGACTAGGACGTCCACTGTACGCTTGATCACAATTCCAGGCGTGGGGTCAAACTCATCATAAGTGAACTCACGGCCCTCATCATAGAAGGCAGGGCAATTGAGAAGATCATCGATAGGTGGCAACGAATCTAACCAGTCCGAAAAATCAGGGATGTTAGTGAGAGGTAGCTCCTCTACAGCAACGACGTCCATCCACCCTGCGGTCTTGTTAGGGTACTGTTCTTCCGGAGGGGCATCATCACCCCAACGTTTGATCGTGTCGGTGGTGGTGAAACCAGGAAGCGCGTGCATGACGGCAGCGCACAGTTTGCCCAAAAGTGGGGTGGCGGAGTCGGTGTAGGAAAACGAAAGCGCTTTTTCGAACAACTTCTGAGACGGCGAGAGAGGCACGGAGACTGTAAGGTGTAGTTTCTCCAATTGTCTGCGCAAAGAGCACATAGAATTGGGGTCACCAAGCCAAACTTCTGGACCATAAATGCGAGCGAGGAAGTTTACGCCAATGTCGGCAGTGTCACGACTGTAAATCGGGCATTTGAGGATGAAACCAATGTCGCGAGCGGCGCGAACAAGGATCTCGTCCCCCATGTCACCAATCAAGCCGTCATCACCACCAGCGATAACATAGGCGTGAAGAAACAACCAAGCAGACTCATAGTCACGGTTATTGGCGAGCGCCTTGGCATAGAATATCATAAAGAGGTTTATGATGGTATTCCAGACCGAGGTGCCCATTTCACCGGAGCCACGCGTGTCTTCCTGTTCATAACGAAAGCCGTGGGTCGTCACACCCACGTTTCCATGTGAGAGATCATGCGCCTCGACGAATCCGCTAACGTAGCTTGGTGCGAAGAAACGGCACCCTACGGCTTTTTCAAGCTGGCGGCTGAAGTTGTTGACAAACCCGTCCATACGATGGATATCTGGGCAAGCAACAATTCCAGAGACGGAGCAAATTCCGGCGACACGGTCGGCAACCTGACGTGGAGTTCGTCCAAAGGCATAGAATGGGTACTGCTTCATATGATCCATAAGGGGATAGATATAATGGGCGTACTCAATCTTAGTCTTCGAACTGAACGTCGAAATGTTGCGCGGGTCCGTGGGCTTTCCGTAAGCTTCGGCTTTCATAAACGTCTTGACGATGCGTCCCACAATCCCAAGTAATCCAGCCTCAAGCAAGTCACGCTTTTGGCCAGGTTTGATTTGCTTTTCAGCAACGGCCTGGAAATCATAGGGAATAGCAAGGTGCGGCTCTGGAATGAGGCGCGCAACAAACTCCTCCAAGCATTGCTGCTTGAAGGGAGTCATCTTGAATTCTCCTAAAATTGTCTGGACCTGCTCACGTGGTAGCAATACTCGGCCTATGATTGATTGATCTGAAGATGCTTTATTCTTAACTGGAACGAACGCAGGTGGCACACCAAACGGCTTTGCAAAAGCGTTGAGAACTGGCTTGTCTGTTGGATCAGGAGTCTCAAACGCAACCTGCGTCATAAGGGGTGTAGGAACAATATGCATCGGCTCAACATTTCGGTCAATGGTGGTGTTCAGAAATTCCGTAAGGAAGGGCGCAATGATGTCTTTGTGGGCATCAAGTGCTTCTTTAGGAATATGCGAAACCATGGACTTAGTTTGGTAAGCGTTCAACTTCATCTGTGGCGAAATATTGCGCGTCGAGAGCAAAGAATCAAACACATACGAGGGAATGGTGCAAGAGGTTTCCGTATTGAGTGGAGCAACGGAAACAGTCTTGCCCTCAGGGCTGTAGCATGTCACTTTCGCGAACTTACCGATGACAGGATCAAGACGGTTAAGCGTTGGTGACATATACCAAGCAATGATAGCGGACAGGCCATAGAAAATGCGGATGGGAGCAAGCAACACAACCTGTTTATCAGGGCTAAGACGCCTCGCCTGCACATCATACATGACAGCTTTATAAGGAATGCCAAATATGGTGCGCGTGACGAGGAAACAGTCAATGCCGTAATTCCAGATCTTATGGGTGTAACTTGCGCCACCAGCAACCTTCCAGTTGAGACGACCGGTTGAATCAAAGGAGTAGGAATACTCCCCATTCAAACGGCCAGCGGTCTCAGGTTGGACGGTGTAAAGAAGGTGGGGCTTGGCTTCATAGGCTAGGTGCTCAGGCATATCGACATAATAGTCGACATCAATGAGGGAGACAACGTGGGTGTCATCGGCAACATCGAACTGAGGCTCCGCGGAGGCATCCTTGGCCCAATAGTACATACGTTCGCCGGGGACGTTGAGGTTCTGCTCGTTCTTAGACATCTGGAAAGAATAACGGGTGAGACCAACAGCGACACAAACAGCGTTCATGAACTGGGTTGAGCCAAGTCTATTGCTCGCGGATAGACCATGGGAATGGTTCTTCAAAGCGGCCGGCTGGAAAGCAACGGTCGTGTTGAAGGCGGACCTGAGTCGGCGGTAGTCGTGGATGGGCTTTGGCGCAGAGCCAAGCTGTGTCGTTAACAACGCACGGCCGGCCTTGCGCCACTGTACAGTCATCACCGTGCGGAAAAGCGACGTGACAACCAACAAGCCAAAGATACCACCAACAACAGATCCCAAAACCCCTTTCGGATCTGTATCAGGGACAGGAGGGAACGAAAACTCATCAGTGAGTGGATCGTACTCAAGTCCACTGAGATCTAGCTCAGGGGCTTTGTAATCAGCTGATTCTACGAGTGCATCTACATCCCTCTGGAATGTGTGGAACTCGTAGACCATCTGCGGCTTCACGCCGTAGATGCTTCCCCATTTTAGGGGGACCATGTGCCACATTCTTCGCGATAGTGGTAATGGAATTAATTCAGTGAACTCAAGATTTCAATATCAAAGTTCG